TGAGTACAGAGATAAAGAAAGTTATGTAGACAGTACTCGAGTTGAACTTACTTTCTTTGACAGTGACGACGATGGAGTATCAGATGATCCTGCATTGTTTGAGGAGATTGTTAATCCTGAGTATATCGACCCAAATACGGGAAATACAACTATACTAAGTAAGACTATAGTACAAGAAAAGTATGTAACGTCAGCAGGAACTGAAGACTTTAGGTATGTTAATGCTGAAGAAGCTGGTGTCGAACTTCGTATGACACAGAGTGACGACCTTGTTCTAAGTGAACTTGATGACGGCGCAGTGTTTTATTTTTACGATGTAGATTTGTTTAAAAGATTCAACGCTAATACATTAACTTTTTCTATAACAGGCGATTATAAAGCATTTACTGGCCGTGATAATTTGAAGTTTCAGTATGTGCATACAGCAGACCCGAACAATAGAATAGATCCGAGTGCAAGTAACGTAATGGACACATACCTGCTAACACGAGGCTACGATAGACAGTATAGGCTATTCTTAGACGGTCAGTTAGAAACAAGACCACTGCCACCGAGCTCGGATCAGTTGTTTAGATCGTTCGGCGCAAAACTTAATCAGATTAAGTCAATCAGTGACGAAGTGATTTATCATCCGGTTAAGTACAAAGTATTATTTGGCTCAAAGGCGAACGAAGATTTGCAAGCAACATTTAAAGCAGTAAAGAACCCTGACCAAGTGTTAAATGACAACGACATCAAAACACGTATCATTGGACTTGTTAATCAGTACTTTGCTATAGAAAACTGGGACTTCGGTGACACATTCTTCTTCCAAGAATTAGCAACTTATGTTATGAATAGAATGGCACCAGACTTAGTTACATTTATAATTGTTCCGAACCAACTAGAACAGGCATTCGGTAGCTTGTTTGAAATACGTTCTGAACCAGACGAAATTTTTATTAGCGGCGCAACAGTAAATGACGTTCTACTAATAGACGAAATAACAGCATCACGTTTGAATGCTAACGGCAATGTCGTTACAACATCAGATATATCAACAAACAAAGGATTACAAAGTTCTCCGTCAGTTGGTACTCTTAACAGCACAGGAGGTTTTAGTTACTAATGGCTAATACTGACCAAAACGATTTCCCGCTACCAGCAGGCGGCGATCAAGACAGAAAGAGTGCAAATCACCTACCTAAGTATTTTAGGACTAAAGCTAATGAAAAAATATTAGGCAGTACTTTAGATCAGTTAGTTCAACCCGGTGTTGCTGAAAAAATCTCAGGCTTCTATGGTCGTACTACTGCAAAAGCGTATCAAGCAGACGATACTTATATTGAAGATGTTAGCGAGCAAAGACAAAATCGTCAGTTAGATCCGGCTACGGTGGTTAAAGATGACTTAGATAACGTTGAGTTCTTCAGCGACTATCCTGACTTTATTAATCAGATAAGTGCTTTTAACGGTGATGTTTCAAACCATAGTTTACTCAACACGCAGGAGTTCTATGCATGGAATCCTAACGTAGACTGGGATAAGCTAGCAAACTTTCGTGAGTATTTCTGGTTGCCTAATGGTCCTCAAACTGTTAGTGTTACCGGTCAGGCAAAAGAGATTATCAGTACTTACAAGGTTACAGTACAAGATCAGGGCGACAACTCTACTTACAAGTTCTCAAACAGACTCGCTGCTAATCCAACCCTAACTTTGTATCGCGGACAAACTTATAGGTTTGAAATCGATACTCCAGGTTTTCCTCTTGCGTTTACGGTCGACAGCAACTTTACTGTGCCAGATCCAAATGAAGAAAGCGAGAATGTATCTAGCGAATACACTAAAGGGCAGAAGTTCTTCGATGCTGACGGCAACGAAGTTGCGCCGCAATATATCGAAGAAGGTGTTATAGAGTTTACTGTGCCGCTACAGGCACCGAACCATTTGTTTTACCTAAGTGAAAGCGACATCAACACAAGCGGCTTCATTAAGATATTCGACATCGAAGAAAATACTAGTATTAATGTTGAAGAAGAGATTATTGGCAAGTCAACATACACAAGTGCCAACGGTGTAGAATTCACTAACGGCTTAAAAGTAACGTTCTTAGGCGAAGTGACTCCGTCAATTTACGGCACTGGCGACTGGTACGTTGAAGGTGTTGGAACAGAAATTGAACTAGTAAGTGAAGCAACCCTTTTAGTTCCGGCTGCATACGCAGACGATGTTTTAGTACCTTTTGGCTCAGGAAAATGGGACAGACTACCGTTTGACAATGCCAGCAGTTTTGCTGGAACAAAAGATTACATTGTTGTTAATAGAGCAAGCGTGGATAGAAATGCTTGGTCACGCTACAACCGATGGTTCCATACAGACACTATTGCAGCCGCAGCGAGATACAACAACGTTGCTGAAGAGTTGGACCAGTCTGCTAGAGCAACTCGACCTATAATAGAGTTTGACCTTGGTCTACGGCTATACAATTTTGGTACTCAAGCTAAAAGAGACATCGACTTGGTTGACGACTTCACAACTGATGTGTTTTCTAATGTTGAAGGCCAGGTAGGTTATAACGTTGACGGAGTTCCGTTAACACAAGGACAAAGAGTATTGTTTTCTGCCGATCCTGATCAGAGAGTGAACGGAAAGATTTACCGTGTTACCTTCTTGCGAGTTAACAACAGAAATCAAATATCTTTGATTGAAGAACCAGATGCTGTTCCCCACGAAGACGAAGTAGTTCTAGTTACAAACGGTAACGAGAACGCTGGCCAGTTTTACTGGTACAACGGTACTACTTGGGCAAAAGCACAAGAGAAAACAGACAACAATCAGTCGCCACGTTTTGAGCTTTACGACAGTGCAGGTAATGCGTTTAGTGATGTTACTGTTTACGAAGAAACTTCGTTCACTGGTAACACCGTGTTTGAATACAAACAAGGTGAAGGGTCACCGGATTCAGAACTTGGTTTCCCATTAAGCTACAGAACAATCGAAAACGTCGGCGATCTACAGTTTAACTTCTCTCTCGTTAACAAGAGCTTTGTTTATCGAGTTGATCAGACTTTGTTCACAAAGGCTACGGACATTGGTTACTTGAGAAAGTACACTGACCGTGAAACGTTCACGGTTCAGAATGGCTGGGCAAAGACTAACAAGAATAGTGATCAAGCAGTAATTAGACAGTTCGTTGTAGAAGAACCAACAGCCCGTTTTGAAATCGATGTTTACGATCGCAGTAGTTCAGTGACAGACCTCAGTGTAAAAGTTCTACTGAACCAAGATCTACAATTACTAGAAACTGATTATACAATCGACCGCAGCAGAGAAAATGCAGTTGTTGTGTTTAACGAAGTGCTGCCTGTAGATTCAAACGTTATCTTAAAAGTAAAAAGTAGTACTTCAAAGAACGATAACGGTTATTATGAAATGGCTTATAACCTAGAAAGAAATCCTCTTAACAATAAGATAGGAGAGTTTACTCTAGGCGAAGTTAACGACCACGTACAAACTATTGCAGAAAACATTAGAGGCTTCGAAGGCAAGTTCCCAGGAGCAAATAACCTACGCGACCTTGGTCAACTAGATTCATTCGGTCGTCGCTTTGTACAGCATACTGGTCCTTTGAACTTAGCGAATTATCACATTACTGACAAAGATGCAAACATCATCAAGGCATTGCGCTTCAACCGTGTAGAGTATGCAAAGTTCAAAAGAACTTTGCTGCAAACCGCTGAAAACTTAGGCTTCGACGGAACACCAAGACAGTTACTTGACCTAACATTAAGTCGAGTCAATGCTAGCAAGACTACTTCGATGCCGTTCTATTTCACAGATATGCTATGCGTAGCTGCTTCACGTGTTATAGATTATAAAGTTCCAGCCGGCGGCAATAACTTCTATGCGTTAACCGAACCGTTTTCGTTAGACGAGCTAAGCCCTAGATCAGTTCTTGTCTACCTTAACTCAGAGCAGTTGATCCACGGCAGAGATTACACGTTTAGTAACGAAGGTTTTGTAAACGTTAGTGTAGATTTGGTACAAGATGATCTAATACAGGTTGTTGAGTGTGACACTACAGACGGCTCGTATATTCCGGCAACTCCTACAAAGCTAGGGCTATATCCAGCATTTGTGCCACAAAAGTTTGTTGACACAACATATCAAGAACCCAGAACAGTGATTCAAGGCCACGACGGCAGTATCGTACTTGCATTCGACGACTTCCGTGATGATATTATTCTTGAATTTGAAAATCGAATCTACAACAACTTGAAGCAATCGTATAACGTTGACCTGTTCGACCTAGATAAATTTGTTCCTAGTGATTTTAGAACAACAGGTTATTCAAAAGATTCGATTGACCGTTCAATGATCGCAGACTTTGTTGAATGGACTACTATTGCTGGTAACCCAGACTATACTACAAATGAATTGTACCAGAGAACTAATTCATTCACATATAACTATACCGGCGGGCTTTCACCATCAGGCAAGCCACTAAACGGTTACTGGAGATCTGTTTATATACAAGCGTATGACACAGACCGTCCGCACACTCATCCATGGGAGATGCTAGGGTTTTCTATTGAGCCTGTATGGTGGCAGGATGTGTATGGTGCAGCACCATACACAAGCAACAACTTGATCCTATGGACTGATCTTCAGAACGGTATTGTACGTGAGCCAGGACAGGCTGAAAAACGTAATGACAAGTACAAGCGTCCAGGACTGCTATCGCATATTCCTGTGGACGAGTCCGGCAATCTACTAAGCCCGCTTGACAGTAACTATGCTCGTAACTTTGTAGAAAGGCTCACTAGAGACAGGTACAAGTTCGGTGACCATACTCCTGTAGAAACCGCGTGGCGTCGTAGTTCAGAGTATCCTTTCAGTTTAATAACTGCAAGAGTACTGAATCAGCCAAACACTACTTTTGCAACAGGGTTTGACTTGTCGCGCATGAAGCGTAACCAAGTCGGCCAGATCATTTACACTGAAACAGGCAAAGTGTTGCGCTTGGCTGACATTGCGTTTCCAAACGGAACTGACGACGACGTTCGTGTTAGTACAAGTGGTCTTATAAACTACGTTTTTGATTATCTTGCTAGCAGCGTTCAGCGTCAGCACGAAACATATAAAGACCAGTTGACTAGAGTTGACAACCAATTGTGCATTAAGGTAGGCGGCTTTACTGAGAAAGAAAAGTTTAACCTAATTCTTGATAGTCGTAATCCGTCGAACGAAGGAAACGTGTTCTTGCCAACAGAGAACTTCCAAGTATTCCTAAACACAAGTTCGCCGATAGATGTTGTATCTTATAGCGGCGTTATTATTGAAAAAGTTTCAAGTGGTTTTATTGTTAAAGGTTACGATCGAGAGAACCCAACGTTTGAATACTATGCTCCGATACAGGCTTCAACTGATCCTGTAATAAACATCGGTGGCGTTAGTGAACAGTTTGTAAACTGGAGCGGAGCGAAGCAGTACATCAAAGGCCAGAATGTAAGGTATGACAACTTATTTTACAGAGTTATTGAGTCTCATGTTAGCTCAGACACCTTTGACAGCACAAAGTTCCGCAGAATTAATTCACTTCCTCAAGTCGGCGGACGTGATGCTGTTTTACGAAAAACATTCGAGTCAAGAATTAGTGAAATCTCGTACGGTACAGTATTGCCTACTATTCAAGGTGTTGTAGACTTCATGTTAGGATACGAAGCTAGACTCAAAGAGATCGGGTTTAAGTTCGAGTTCTTTAATAATGAAAGTAGTCAGGTAGAAGACTGGACATACAGTGTCAAAGAATTCCTATTCTGGACCACACAGAACTGGGCGGCAGGTAGTATTATCACACTCAGCCCAGGCGCTGAACAGGTGATGTTCGAGCGTGACTTTGTTGTAGTAGATGATGTTTTTGACAACTTTTACCCTTATTCACTGCTAGCAGCCGATGGCAGAAAGCTAGACAGAAGGTTTAGCAGCACAACTCGTAGCAACCAGAACGAGTTTGGCCTGCGCTCAGTTAATACAGCGGCTGGCATCTACAATATCAAACTACCTTTGGTACAGAAAGAGCACGTTATCTTACTTGACAACCGTTCGGTATTTGATGATATCATCTATGATCAGGAAGCTGGTTACAGACAAGAACGAATTCGCGTAACAGGATACAGAAGCGATAAGTGGAACGGTGGTTTAGACATCCCAGGCTTTGTTTACGATAGTGCAGTAGTTGTTGATTGGGAACAATGGACAGACTATGCAATTGGTACACTAGTCAAGTACAAAGAGTTCTTTTATGTTTCTCTGTTTGATATTTCAGGTTCAAGCTCGTTTGATACAAATGCATGGGAACGCTTAAGAGAGCGTCCAGAAGCTAAACTTATACCAAACTTTGACTACAAGATCAATCAGTTTGCAGACTTCTATGACTTAGATTCTGATAACTTTGACGTTGAGCAACAGAAACATGCTCAGCACCTAACAGGTTACCAGAAGCGTCAGTATCTGCAAAATATTATTAATGATGATGTTTCACAGTATAAGTTCTATCAAGGATTTATACAAGACAAAGGCACTAGAAATGCGCTAACTAATTTGTTTGATGCACTTGGTTCGTCTGATAAAGACAGCTTAGAATTCTACGAAGAATGGGCGATACGTTTAGGGCGCTACGGCGATACAGATAACGCAGAGGTTATTGAGTTCCGTTTGGACGAGTCTAAATTCAGACTGTCACCGCAGCCGATTGAGCTTGTTAATAGGTTGCCAGAGAATGCTGTAGACAACGTCTACCGTCAGCGTCCGTTTGAAATATATGCTGCACCAGAAAATTATGACAGCAAGCCGTTTACTACTGTAACGTCAGATCCTTTTGAACTAAGATCAGCAGGGTATGTTCGTGAAGACGATGTTGCTTATAGGGTAACTAACGCAATTGATATCCTTGATGGCAACGTTGATAGCGTAGCTTATGGAGATTATATCTGGGTAGTCGGACTCGACGAGGACTGGAACGTACTAGAGCACGTAAGAACTGTTCTGAACGTAGTAAAAGTAACAAGTATAAGTGATACACAAGCCGAGCTTACGTTTAACACAAACACCAACAGTTTATCTGATGGACAGTTTATCGGCGTTCAAAATCTTACAGAAGGCAATAACAACTTCTATCGTATTGATAACTTGACCTCGGATACTGCGACAGTAACAATACCAGAAGGCGCCAACATCGAAGACGAAGAAGAGGATGTGTTCGGTTACGTTAGTACTTTAAGAAGTGTGCGAGTAACAGACCTAGAACAAGCTGAGACGGTTGTACAACAGCAGTTATCACCTAGTCAGCGTATTTGGGTAGATGGCGATTCGTATAACAATTGGACAGTATATGAGAATCAAGAAGTATATTCTCAGACAAACAACATCATAAACCCTGCACCTAACAATGCAGAATCAGATTATGCAAAAGGGTTGTCTGCTTCACAGGATAACACAAAGGTTGCTATCGGTGATGCATCAAACGGAACAGGTGTTGTATACATATATGCTCGAGCTACAGAAGCAAATAACCTGTTGCTACAAACAACAATCAATTCTCCATTCTTGCTACAGCCTACAATTGCGCTAGACACTAATAACAGCTTCGGCGCTAGTGTTGCGTTAAGCCCAGACGGTAATTACCTAGCAGTAGGTTCACCGAACGCTTCGGACATTGCGTCTCCGTTTGTGGGACCTTATGTTGCAGGCGACGAGTACGAAGACGGCGAAATTGTTAGCTACAGTGCTCAACTATGGGAAGCACAGAGCTTAATTAGTTTAGGAACAACCGAGTATCCATCGGCTGGCAGCTCTGTTTGGGAACAGGTATTTAATATTCCGGTTAGCATTAGTAAGCCGTCAAACGGATTTACAAGTCAAGGTGCATTCTCTGTTTACGAACGAGCTGGCAGAGCTTGGAACTATGAAGGTTCTTATGTATTACCAGGCACTGACGGTGGCTCTAATGCTGCAAAAGACGTTGACTTTGCTCAACAGGGAGACCTATATAGACTATATGTTTCAACAAACAGCAGCGTTTACGTAGTTAAAAACGGTGTAGACGAAACTGGCGAAAGGTTTAATTGGCAGCTAGATAAAGATCCAAGTTTCCGAGGAGACTGGAGTTCTGTACAATCTCAAATTAACTTTGCTACTGGTGATGTAGTTAGCTATACTGACAACGGCACTACCGAATTGTACAAGGCTAAGACCCTCGTATCAGCAGGATCAACTAATCCGAAAGACAATACTTCTCAATGGGAATCATTAGATACAAATATCACTGTTGAATCATTTGTTCCTCATGTACTGACTAAAGATCTTTACGGTGAAGACGTATTCGAAGATACCGATTTAATTGAGTACGCTGTTCAAACTAGTGTTTCGACCAACGGCCAGATAATGGCAATAACAGCAGTGACAGAAGATTTGAGTAGTGCAGACTCAACTAGTGAACCTACTGTAACAAATCGTGTATTAATTTACAGAATACAAAACGGTCGTTATTCATTGCGCCAGATTATTGACCCAGTAACAACTGATACAAGATTTGGTGAGAGTATCTCAGTATCACCTAATGGCGAATTCTTAGTTATCGGTGAACCAGGCAGCGATGTTTATGCTTATGATCAAGGTCGAGTTCGTATTTACAAGCAAGTTAACGGTCGATACGAATTCTTGCAAACATTGATTTCGCCAAGAGACGAAGTAGTTGAGATGTTCGGTTTTAAAGTTAGTGCAACAGACACTTCGATTGCTGTTACTAGTTTCAACGGCGACCAGATAATTCCTACTACGTTTGATAAGACTGCTAGTAACGAAACTATCTTTGACGACGGCTTTACATCGTTTGCTGAGTTAATTATCAACTCGGGTAGTGTTACTGTATTTGATAATGTTGACGGTACATTCTTGCTTGCAGACACACTTGATTACAGAGATGCTAGAAACGGCCAGTTTGGTGAAAACCTTGTTGCTGTGCGTAACCATGTGTACGTAGGTCTACCAAGGTTCAGGACTGACAACCTGTTTGGTGCTATGTCTGACTACCGCCGCGAACGTGATGCAAAAGCATGGTTCAAGAGAAGAGTTCCGAATCCAATAGTCGATCTAAACAAGATGAAAGAAATATTCTTGTTTGACACTAGAACTAATCAGTTGGTAACATATCTTGACTATATTGATGTACGTCAAGGTAAGATTGCTGGTCCAGCGGCTGAAGAGATTGATTTTAGAACTAGCGTTGACCCAGCACGTTACAACATCACCGACGACACTCGTTACTTCGACGAAGTGAACAATTGGGAAGATAGCTTTGTTGGCAGAGTCTGGTGGGACCAGAGCACTGCTAGGTTTACAAACCCTTATCAAGGCGATGCAGTGTTCCAAAGTGCAAACTGGAACAGGTTAATTCCTGGTGCAAGCATTGACGTTTACGAATGGGTAGCGAGTGATGTTATACCTTCTGAATGGGACGATTTAGCAGATACAACCGAAGGCATTGCTCGAGGAATCAGCGGCCAGACCAAGTACGGTGACGCAGTATACTCAAGTAAATTAAGGTACGATCCGGTTGCAAGAGTATTCAGCAACGTCTACTTCTTCTGGGTAAGAAACAAGTTCACGATGCCAGCCGTTTTAGGTAGATCAATAACCACAGGCAACATCGCTCGACTGATAGAAAATCCGTTCCAAGAAGGTTATCAGTTCACTAGCTTCATGACAGACAACAGGTTTGTTATGTACAATGTAGACAGCTTGGTAACAGGTACAGACACTGCATTAGCTGTTTCGTATTACACACTTGAGAACCAAGAACAAAATGTTCACAACGAATATCAGTTGCTGTCAGAAGGACTGAGCACCAGCTTGCCTAAGCGTGACATTGAGCGCAAGTGGGTCGACAGTCTTGTAGGATACGACGAACAAAGTCGCATTGTGCCAGACCCAACACTTAGCCCAAGACAGAAATACGGCACGCTGTTTAGTCCAAGACAGAGTTGGTTTGTCAACATGCTTGAAGCGCGTAAACAAGTTGTTGAACGTGCTAATATCTCTTTGAAGAAGCTACCGATAGTTGACAGTCGTGACTTGACCACAATGCTCAGTGAAGATGAGATTCCATTAGTTGACGAGAAGCAGTACGATTACGAAGTTGATACTGTTGAAGAACTAAGGTTCATCGGTACTAGCAGGGCGCAAACTGCATCGATTAGCGTAGAAGTAAAAAACGGTTCTGTAACTGATGTTAACATAGATGTTTCGGGTAGAAGGTACAGAGATCCTGCATACACTGAGGAGAGCACCGGACCTCGCAACGGGCCAGCGGTCACTGTTATAGGTACAGGTGAAAACCTTGACATAGATTTGTTTATTAACAACCTCGGCCAAGTAGTTGACTTTGATATCATAAACCCAGGACAAGGGTATAACGATAACGTTCAGGTACAAGTACGTCCTGTGAATGCTCTAGTACGATCAGATTCTACAATTGCTGGCCGTTGGGCTATCTATTCACTGAATACAGCTACAGGCGAGTGGGAACGTACAGAAACTCAGAAGTATAAGGTTAGCGATTACTGGGATTATATTGATTGGTACGCCGAAGGCGATAATCAGTTTACTCTAGTGAAGTTCCTAATTGACGGAACTTACCAGCTACCTTCGATAGACGACAGTATTGGAGACGTTGTTAAGATAGCAAACGTTGGTTCGGGTGGCTGGTTGTTGCTGAGAAAGGTTAACGACGTTGACACAGATGACTTCGCAGTCAATTATGAAACAATAGGTCGCCAGGACGGAACTATTGAGATTAAGTCTATCTTATATGACAACCCAGAGAACCTTGTAGGGTTTGACGTTGCTCGTTACGACGGGAAGTTTTTTGACACAGAACCTGCAACTGAAACTAGGTTGATCATGAAAGCCCTTAAAGAAGATCTACTAACAGACGACTTAGCAGTGGACTATAACCAGTTGTTCTTTGCAAGTGTACGTTATGTTTTCTCTGAGCAGCTAAACGTAAACTGGGCATTCAAGACCAGCTTCGTGAAAGCCAAACACAATGTTGGTGCTCTTGAGCAGCGTATTACGTTCCGTAATAGCAGCTTGCCGAGCTACAACGATTATGTTGAAGAGGTTAAACCATACAAGACTAACATAAGAGAGTATGTTAGTTCTCTGGATCGTCTTGAAGAAACTAACTCTGTTGTTACAGACTTTGACCTACCGCCTAGGTACAATGAGCGCGAAAGAAAGATATTACCAGTACCAGTAACTGTACAGGACAACAGAATCGTTGGCCCTGAAGCATTCTTTGATGACTTCCCAGATAAGAACTGGAGGGATAACGTTGGCTTTAAAGTGACTAGTATTGAAGTAGCAGAAGCTGGCTCTGGTTACCAAGTAGCGCCTGACGTAAGGATTGAAGGCGGCGGCGGAAGCGGCGCAACTGCTCGTGCCTTTATCGGCAAGGGCGGCGTAGTTAACGTCCGAGTAATAAACAGCGGCTCAGGCTACCTCAGCGCACCAACTGTAACACTTACTCCGCCAGGCGGCGCAGAAGGTGTTAATGCAAGAGCAATTGCTATCCTAGGTGATAGCGTTGTGAGAAGCATGAGAGTGTCTATCAAGTTTGATAGAGTATCAGGTAAAGCAATAATTCTTTCGCTAAACCAGAGAAAGACACTTACAGGTACGGGCGTAAATGTAGTATTTGACCTTGACTGGCCAATGGACTTGAAAACCAATAACGTTGAGATCACTAGAAACGGCGAAGAGGTTTTGAGAAGCGAGTACAGCTTTAGAAACGTTGTTGACAGTAGCCTGTCGTACACTCGATACAATGGCCAGATTGAATTTGTTAATCCGCCATTGGCAGGTGAGACTATTATTGTTGACTACAAAAAGTCACCAGAGTTGCTGAATGCTGCTGACAGAATAGAATACCTATACGCTCCAACAAGTGGTATGCCAGGTATTGACATTCCTCAGTTGATGACAGGTGTTGACTACGGTGGCGTTGAGGTTAAGAGCTTCGACTTTGATACTGCTACTGGTTGGAACAACGATGCTTGGTCCGTCGGAGGATGGGACGTATATGACACCACTTATGAGGATCTAGTATTCCGTCCAGACGGAAGTACGATTATACTGGAGCTAGACACTCCGTTGGAAGACAACGTTGAGTATAACGTATACAAGAACGGTACTCGCATAGATGATCCAGCGTTTGATACTTCGTCTGTTGTTACTAACGAAGACGCATTGATTCCTACGCTAGTAGGCGACGGCAGTACTACAATTGTAAACTTAGGTGAGTGGGACATCCCGGCAGACGACGGCGACGTGTTTATTATTCGCAAGACAACGTCAGACGGCAGCTTTGCTCCGGACCCAGATAGCTTTGATACTCAGTTAACAGGCGGACGCCTTGACTACGGTAACGCTACTGGCCTTAACGCCGAGGATATAATTGTTGACGGTGATAACTTTGTTACACCAACTACAAGCGCAGGTCCAGAAGAGATGGTGCCAGGTCAAGTCCTCGACACAGTTAACATCAAGGTGTTTGAGCGTTTAGGTGACGGCCAAGGTGAGATTATCAATCAGTCTTACATCACAGACGGCACAACCGACACTTACAGCATAGGCATTAGGCCAAACAGTCTAGACGCAGTCATAGTTAAAGTCGACGGTGACATACTCGACGATTCGCTGTATACAATCAACTATGCTGACCTAACAGTTACATTTGATCCAGTGCTGGCAGACCAGCAGAGGCTAACTATCTTAACTGTTGGCATGTCTGGTAACAACGTTCTTAACACCGATGTTATCGAAGCAGACGGGTCAACAACAGACTTTGTCACAGCAGTGCGCTTCCAGGAGAGTTTCTCAACATTGGTTCTGGTAAACGGTGTTAGAGTTACATCGCCAGAAGTAGTTACTGTAGAAGAGGACAGCCGTCTTGTTATTCAATTTGCAGTAGCACCTGCACAGGGCTCTGTTATTGAATATGTGATTACTGATCCGCAGAGTGACATTCGAAGCTACAGCAGAGTGTTGAAAGATACGTTTACCGTAGTTGAAGATAGTTCGGCTTACAACTTGACTCAAGAGCCTATTGAGCAAGAGCCAGTAGAGTTCTTTGTGCTAGTCGAGCTAGATGGGTTTATTAAGAGTCCAGGTTACTCTAAAGAGTTTGTTGTCGAAGATGCAAACGTAGTCGAGTACCAGTTAGATACGTTCCAAATTCCGCAGCGTACTATCTCGCCTTCACAAGTAAGAGTATTCAACAACAACGTTGAGCTTAGAAGAAACGTAGACTTTATTGTTGACTTCCCAAGAAGTAGCGTAAGACTTGACTCAACAGCATTTGTTCTAGGCGATGTGTTGACAGTTTACTATACAGGCGATGCTGATTACTTCATAGATGGTAACGAGCTTCAGTTCACTGAAGAACCAACTCTTGGATCAGTTGTAAATGTGTACCAGTTCTCGAATCACGACGTACTAGATGCAGATAGGTATAGCTATAGCGTCCTTGAAAGAAGTGCACTAACATTGAACGAAGCCGCTGAAGATGCATACAATGAACTTAGAAGCGGCAAGATTGAGTTGCGTAATACAGCAGCCGGTGTCCAGTATGTTTGGGTAGCAGTTAACGGCAAGCTATTAACTCCGTCAGAAGACTACACACTGTCAGCAGACAGACGAGTACTGTTCTTAACAGATGGCCTCGACATCGACGACGAGTTAGAGATCTTGCACTTCAGCGCACCAATTCAGGCGCCACGCATGGCTTGGACTAAGTTTAAAGATATTCTTAACAGAACACACTACAAGAGGTACGACAACGACCTGGGACAAGAACTTACTGAGTCACTATTACCAGACGACTTGTATATGGAGGTGCTAGACGCTAGCAAGCTACCTGTGCCAAGCAAGAGTGCAAACAAGCCCGGCATTGTCTTTGTGGACGGCGAGCGTATTGAGTACTTTGTAAGAGATACTAATAACAATATGTTGCGCCAACTGCGTCGCGGCACGCTTGGCACCGGAGTAAAAGACGAGTATCCAGCAGGTACAGCTATTCTTGACAACAGTAGCTCTAAGAATATTCCGTATGCTGACGAACTTGAGTCACGTGAGATTGAGAACGACGGTAGTTCTACAGTGTTTGACACTGTGTTTAACTTGTCAGGCTTTGATCTCAAGCAAGGTCAAAACTATAGAGACTTCTTCGAAGTGTTTGTAGGCGGCAGAAGACTGCGTAAAAACGCAATGCAGATGTATCAATTCGATATGGTAGACGACAATGGAGACATTGTCCAAGCTACGGCACCTGATAGCCCAGCAGGCGATGCAGCAGTTGAGAAAGAATTTGATATTATAGTAGATCCGAACACAGGCAACGTTAGTTTAGAGCTTACTGAGTTACCAATTACAGTAGTTCCGAACGTAGGAGATCCTGACAACCCTACAATTTACAATGATAGAATTGTAATGATGAGGAAAACAGGTAGTCTATGGAGTGAACAAGGTGTTGCTCTTAAAGATTCAGACAATCCGATTGCTAATTTCTTACGCGGAAGTATTAGTAAGCTGCCTGAATAAATACACTTAACTGAAATGGGATTAACACATGATAAATGAAATGAACGGCGTATTTATACAAGGGCACATTAAGATCCACGACCCGGAGACAGGAGAGGTCCTCGTCAATAAAAAGAATGCCATCCATTACGAGAATATGAGCATTGCGTTAGCTGAAAGTCTAGCTAACGCAGGAACTGGTCCTATCTCGGAGATGAGCTTTGGTAACGGCGGTACAAGTATTGATCCTACAGGCATTATTACTTACTTGACTCCTAACTCAACCGGAGCAAACGCTAGTCTCTACAACCAAACATACAGTAAGATTGTAGATGACCGCAATGCAAGCAACCTGGATCCAACAAGAAACAAAATTGAAACAAGACACGTTAGTGGTACAAACTACACTGACATTATTGTTACTACTCTGCTCGATTATGGCGAACCTAATGGTCAAGATGCGTTCGATACAGCATCTTCTACTAACTCTATGTTTGTTTTTGATGAAATCGGTCTTAGAGCTGCACCAGTAGCCGGTCAGGAACGTGGAAGACTACTTACTCATGTTATCTTTCATCCAGAACAGAAGTCGCTTAACAGGTTAATACAAATAGATTACACTGTGCGAGTGCAGAGCCTTAGTGGAGGTAATAGCTAATGGCATATTTTGTTTCATACACTGACAATATCAATAAAGGTGTGATTACTGTTGAAGATAGAGACATTAACGACGACGTTACTAGTTTAAGTTTCCCAGGCAAAGGCGTAACTGAATACGGCAGCATCATTGCCGAGAACCTGTTACATCTGTTAGAAAACTTTGCTTTCGCAGAAGCACCGGACAATCCGGTTGAAGGACAAACGTGGTACGATACTACAGCTAATATTGATCAGTTAAAGATATATAACGGCACTGAGTGGGTTCCTGCAAGCGGTATATACAAGGCTGCTTCGTCTCCTGATGCAGTAGCTGGTGGCCTGTGGGTTGATACTAGCAGCCAGCAGCTATATTTAGGCACAGGCTCGGGCTGGGTGCTAGTAGGTCCTCAGTTTTCTCAAGGATCGTCAACAGGACCTCGAGCTGCACTAGTTACAGGGACTGATAATCAAGACTATGCAATTTTAATCATCGACATTGACCAAGTTCCGTCAGTGATCTTGTCAAGTAACATGTTTATTCCGAAGACAGCAATACCTGGCTTCGCAAGAATTAATGCAGGCTTTAACCTCAGCACCGACGGCCCATTCGGACCGTTAAAGTATTATGGTAGGTCTGAAGGTGCAGAAGCTCTTATAATCCAAAACGATTATGTTCCGGCTGATAGATTCCTAAGAAGTGATCAAAACACAACGGCTAACGGCATTTTAAGAGTTAAAAACAATCAGGGTATTGAAGTTGGCGATAATAACCAGCTTTCTTTGCTAACCAGCGGTCAGAGATCGCTTATTAGGAACAACTTCAATGGCGGCGGCATCGACTTTCAAGTAAAGCAAGGCGCAGACTACCTAAGAATACTAAGACTTAACAGTAACCCGGGCGGAACTCCTAGGATCGGTGTTAATACTCTAAATCCTCAGGAAACGCTAGACGTAACAGGTACCTTAAAGGTAAGTGACGTAGTAAAACTTGACTTGACCACAAACGCAACCGGGCCTAACGAGGGTGCATTACAGGTAGCAGGCGGTGCTAGCATAGCAAAGAACCTAAATATCGGGGATGATATAGACCTTTCTGGTAATTTGCTTATTAATCAAAATATAGTAGCTAACGGACCGACTAATCAGTCAATTGACGGATTTGAAAGTATTTCGGCTAATACGTTTATTGGTGATTTCGAAGGCAACCTAACAGGAACATTCGACGGCTCCGCTACTGAAGCAGGCAGATTACAAAATGAAACTACCTTTAGTATAACAGGTGACGTAACATCAGCAGGTGTTACATTCGATGGTGGTGGTAACCTATCTAAACAGTTCATCACCACAATTAGTAACGGTTTTATTATAAACAAGCCAGCTTCTAGTGTTGCACAACCAGACGACGAAGTTCTTATAAACAGAGGGTCTAGCCTATTTAGAGTTAGACAAGAAGATTTTGTTGCTTCTGTGCCTACAACACCTCTAGGAACAATCGTAGCACACGGCGGCGATACTGCACCTCCAGGCTGGTTATTGTGTGACGGTAGCGTAATCGACAGAGCTACTTACGGCGAGTTGTTTAATGTAATCGGGCATAAATTCTTAGATACTGGAGTTTTAGCAGACGACGGCTTTAGTCCGATGTTATTTTTCGGGTTACCTGACTTCCGAGGTAGGTTCCCGCTGGGTTCGGACAGCATGGGAGGCGTCGCTGCAAATCGAGTAACAGACTTGTCCGCTGAAATCGTAGGTAACTCAGGCGGTTTTGAAACTGTTGGCGTCAGAGTTAATAACTTACCAGCTCACGAGCATAACTTAACTTCGTCGGGCATTAATGCAAAGCAGTATTTTGCGATTAGAGACGCTGCCCTTGACAATTTAAACGATTCTCCAGAGGTTGTTTCCTTGAATATAGACACTGTAGGGGCTGCTTCGAGCTCAGTATCAGGGATTCCGACTAGCGGACAGATTCTAAACGGCGGTCAAACAGGTAACGACGACTACAGGCTCGAAGCTGGTGAAGAATTAGGCTCTCCGTTAAACACTATGAATCCATATACAACAGTTAACTATATTATCTATACCGGGAACACACAATGAGTTATATTCTAAATAGAACAGACGGAACTATACTAGTAGAGCTAGTGGACGGAATATTAGACACTGACACTACTGATATTTCGTTAGTAGGACGGAATTTTACAGGCTACGGTGAGTTTATCAACGAAAACTTTATCAAGATGCTTGAAAACTTTTCCAACTCTACAGTTCCATTAGCTCCGTTAAAAGGCCAGTTGTGGTACGACACTAGTATTAACAAACTAAAGATATACAACGGCGAGGAATTTCAACCAGCTGCTGGCAGTTTTGTTGGAATTGTTGAACCACAAGACCCTATAGCAGGTGATACTTGGTACAACACGTCAACTAACCAGCTTTATTTGTATGACGGCGAGGAATTTCAGCTGGTAGGTCCGCAATTTACCTTGCAGCAAGGCCAAAGTGGTGTCTTTGTTCGAACAGTGCAGGACACTAACCTCAACTTTAGAACAGTATTAGAAGTTAGAATCGGCGAGACACTACAAGCTGTTGTTTCTCGCATTGAAATAAGACCTAGGAATACTACAGGCAACATTATTCCTGAGTTGGTAACAGCGGAAAATACAGACGGAACAATATTCCCAGGTTTGAATATTGTAAATTCGTATGACTTTCAGTACCGAGGCACAGCAACCCGAGCACAGAACTTACTTAGTGGAACAGATCCTGCTACTGAGTTTTCTGCATCGCAGGTATTAAGAAACGACGAGAATGGTATACTGGCTGGCAGGTTTACAATCCAAGGCGATGTTGACACTGGAGCACTACCGGAGCTACGTTTAATCGACGACAGAACCCGAGTTGTTATCGAAGACGGCGACCTAGTAATAGAATCAGCTCGCTTAGGTAGTGACATTCGTATAAAAGTTGCCGGCGCACCAGACCCGGTAGAAGCTATTTCGATTGATAGCACTAACAATTACATCGGCTTATTCAGTCCTGCGCCTGCTTATACACTAGATGTCGACGGTGACACAAGGATTACCGGCAATTTAATCGTTGAAGGCACTACTATGACGATTGAGTCGACAACAATTTCAGTCGGTGACAAGAATTTGGAGTTGGGAGTAACAGCTAATCCTACAAACGTTACAGCAGACGGTGGCGGCATAACTTTAAGAGGCGACACTGACAAAACGTTTAACTGGATTGATGCTACAGATAGTTGGACTCTTAGCGAGAACGTAGATCTTGCTTTTGGTAAAGAATATAGGATTGATAACACAAAGGTACTTGATGTAAGTAGTCTTGGAATAGCTATTACAGATGCACCAGGACTGGTTAGGGTTGGTAATTTAGACAACGTTACGTCAGCAGATATACAAGTAGGAGTTGACGAACCGTCGACTATTAACAAAATTAATAACCCAGGACTAATTTTAGATGCTAGCTTTGGCGGTTCAACGGGCGATATAAGCGTTACAAACAGTAAAATTACAGACTTGGTCGGCCCAGATATTGGATCAGATGCTGCAAACAAAACCTATGTAGATCAAGAGATAGATAACTCATTGATAGTATTCTCTTTTGATATTACAGGATGGTCACCGGGCGTTGTGAGCGGAAACATTATTCTGTTCTTAGAACAAGTCTTCCCAACAACAGTTGATAACAATGGCAAACAGGCAAAAGTGATCACTACTAAGATTGACAGTGTGGTAATCGACGGTATCGATGTTTTCAGCAACACTGCTATTGACACAGCACAGGTATTAGTAGGTCCTGACCCGGTAACTAACGTTAATCAAATCAATCGATTAGAAGTAGTTGAGTCTATAACTTTGCCTAGTAACCTGTCTGTTCCTTATACTCCGCCGATTGTGAGAGAAGTTAGAAGTTTCGAAGTTGTTAGCGGCAATTGGACAGCAACAGGTGTTGAACCTGAAGACGGCAATGTACAAAACATCTAGTACTTGTAAAACAGATAAATAATAAAAAGCACATAAAGGGGATATGCAAACATGGCTTATCAGATAGATAGATACAACAGGGAGCTGTTGACAGTAGTCGAAGACGGAACACTAGATCAAACCACTGATCTAAGGTTCATCGGCAAAAATTATGCCGGCTACGGCGAGATTCACAACGAGAACTTCCTGTTCTTGCTGGAGAACTTTTCAAACGCAAACCCACCGCCTAAGGCGTTGTCTGGGCAAGCCTGGTATGATAGTTCAGAGAGAAAATTAAAATTCTTCGACGGTACATCTTGGAGATCAACAGGCGGCAGTGAAGTTTCTATGTCAGCCCCAGTTGGCCTTAGTGTCGGTGATTTTTGGTGGGACAATGGTAACGACCAGTTGTATGTATATAACGGGTTTGAATTTATTCTTATCGGACCACAAGACGCAGGTGACGGCCTGACACAAATGGTTAGCCAAGAAGTTAACGACACAAATATTACTCCTAGATCAGTTATTGTTTCTTACGTTAATGATACTCCGATTTCTATCTTTTCCCCTACTGAATTTGAGATTAGTGATCAAGAAGAACTTAGCGGTCCGTTTGATAGAATATCAAGAGGTATTACACTACGAGATTCATCCGACGGTGTAACTACATCGGCTTACCGTTTTAAAGGTACAGCAACAAACGCCGACAAGCTAAACAACCGTCTAGCTAGTGAATTTGTTACAGTAGCGAACCCAGATTTTGTAAACCAAATTACAACAGGCATCGACGGTATGCTGATAGGTGGCTCGTTCAGCTTCTCAGCTGAGACAGGTGGGTCAGAACCTGTGCGTGGTGTAATTAGTAACACCAGCGGCGCAGAAAACGAGATTCAGTTCAAAGCAAATAACTCAAACGATGCTAGCATACACAGTGTTTCTATTACCAGTGAAGGCATCTTCCCTGCAATAGGCGACACATTTGACTTAGGGTCACAGTCGCTTCCGTTTAGAGGAATATATGCTTCGTCGTTTGAAGGCGGCCCGGCATTAAAGGCTGACACTTTAAAGATATCAGCTGGAACATACCTTAGTGCTTCAGTTACAGCAGTGCCAAATACGATCGTAGCTCGCTCTTCGAACAATGTTATTTTTGCAAACGAATTTAACGGTACTGCTACTAACGCTCAGTACGCTGACTTGGCAGAAAAATATACAACTGACGTTGAGTACCCAACAGGAACTGTAATGGCTGTTGGCGGCACAGCAGAAACAACCGAAGCTCAGAGCGACTCTGTGGCTATAGGCGTTGTGTCAGCAGATCCTGCTTTCTTAATGAACTCAGGTTCCGAAGGCCAGGCCCTTGCTCTTAAAGGCCGAGTTCCTGTTCGAGTAGTTGGCGAAATCAAGAAAGGCGAAAGTGTATTTGCTGCTAACAACGGTGTTGCATCAATCATTCCTTCAGTATCTTTAGTAGGTGTTGCGCTGGAAGACAAGTTAGGCGAGTCAGAAGGCTTAGTTGAGTGCGTTCTCAAAGTATAAATAAAACACTTACATAATAAGGATTCAGAATGGCAGTTACTACAGGCGGAAGAATTTTAGCCGCAGAATACAACAGCTTGCAGAGCAGAATAGAGCGATTACTAGGCAACGGTACTACTTCTTTCGGTTACGGACAGCCTGTTACTAGTTCGCCTGTAAGTATAGGAAGAACAGTAACCGCTGCTAAACTAGCAGAAGTGCGCGATGATCTTGAAACGGCTTATACGTTACAAACAGGTGATCCAATTCCGCTTAGTCTAATAGAGGCCGGCGACTTGATTGCAGCAGAGCAAACAGGCGGCGACACCACAAAGGGTTTTCGAGACTACCTAGATCTAATGACAACATTAGAAACAAATAGGTTTAATTTTGATGCTTCGCAGGTCGAAATAGTTCCGGCGATTGCATCTGACTCGAGAACTAATAGCTGGAGTCGTGTTACAATTACTTCTGAAGTAGAACTTTCCTTTCTTTCATCAAATTCAAGACGACACTTTTTCAATTCAGGCGGACAGGTTCGCTTGTCAGGAGTAGTGTCTAACCTAGCGTCAGGCTCTGCCAGTTACCAGAGAAACTTAGGCTGGAAACAGCTAATTGAGAATCCTGGTATAGTACTATTTGACCGTAACTCTGTAAACGTTACGAACACTGGGTCGTTAAACATTCAGTTTCCACAAACTAACAACTACGGTAATGATCAAGTAAACCAGAACTATACTGAAATTTTTAGAAAGAACGCCTCGGGCGCAGTGTATTCAAACAGTTATTGGACTGTTGAAGTACGTGCACCGTCTAGTTCTACTTTAAGATTTAGAATACGATTGTTTGACGGCGGCCCAGAGAGCGATTCAGACGGCATTGCAAGAGGTAGTGTATACGGCGGCGTCAACGAACCAGTAACTGCTGACATCACAATGCGTTACGGCGGACGCCGTGCAGACGGTTCAGTAACAGTAGCTTTCCCACCCTATTCTATAGTAAATAGCTTCCAATAATGGTTGACTAAAGACTCATAGTGTCATAAAATATAGTATGACTAGGAGACTTCTATGGACGAACGACTTGAAAAAGCATTAGACTTTTCAAATTATATGATTACGCTCAACAACCAAAAGCGTATCCTCAAAGAAAAATTTCGCGAACAAACCATCTACTATTACAAAGGCAGTCAATTTACTGTAAGCAAAGAGCTTATGACCTTTGTAAACATGCTTGTTGATAAGGGATTTGAGGAAGTTATTTTAATTGACGATAACGAAACTCCGACAATGATCGGCGACCTCGTTGACTTCAACGACAACATCTTTGATGTGTATTTCTCTGCAACAAACTACTTCCATGCAGCCTACGAAGAAATTAGAAAAAATCGATCTGTGGAGAAACTAACAGATTATGACTAAAGGTGTATTAGTATTTGCACACAACAATAATCAGATCGACTACGTCAAACAAGCCTACTTTCTTGCACTCAGAGTCTCCGAATATCTAGGGTTACCTACTACGCTTGTTACAGACAGTAAAAAGTATTTACTGTATAGGTTTTCTGATGCAGAGTCTGTATTCGATAATATCATTACAGTTGGCCGCCGCCAAGATTCAAACGACAAGGTTTTTAATGACGGCGCATTTGCGTCTAAGACTCTTCAATGGAGGAACGGTGACAGGCCGATGGCGTTTGAACTTACTCCCTACGACGAGACCTTAGTTTTAGACACTGATGTAGTAATCTGCAATGATACCTTTTTAAAGTGTTTTGATAACAAGAATGACTTATTGATGTACAAGGATTGTACTGACATTACTGGAATAGATCGCGGTCTTGAGTTTGTTAGTATATCGGATACCAGTGTTGATTTTTACTGGGCAACAGCAATGTTCTTTCGTAAAACCGCAGAGAACGAAATATTCTTTGGCCTAGTAGAACATATCAAAGAGAACTGGGACCACTACAGATACATTTTCCAACTAAGAAGCAGTCAATATCGAAATGATTTTTCGTTTAGTATTGCAGTTCACATCATGAACGGTTATCAATCCGGCCATTTCGTTAAGCCTATGCCAGGCACACTTTACTATATTACAGACAAGTCGTTGTTATACGAAATTAAAGACAACAGTTTGTTTATGTTGTTGGAAAAGCCAGACTACCAAGGCGAGTATACTGCACTTAGAATAAAAGATGCCAATGTACATGTAATGAATAAATTCAGTTTGAATAGGTGTATCGATGAACAGTAAAGGATTTTTGATATTTGCAGAAGGCAAAGAGTACGTTAAGCAAGCATACCTGTGTGCTTTAAGTATAAAAGCTGCCGGAAATAAGCATCCTGTGAGTATTGTAACGAACGACACACTGCTCAAAAAACAGGAAAGGGTTTTTGACAAGGTAATCGAAATACCCTGGTACGTGTCTGTAGACAGTCGTTTCAAAACAGAGAACCGATGGAAGTTGTACCATGCCTCGCCCTACGAACAGACTATTGTACTAGACAGTGACACGTTGGTACTAGACGATCAGGAACCGTTTTGGGAGTTTCTTGACAACTACGATATATATTATCCTTGTCGAGTCTTTAGTTATCGTAACGAAAAAGTCGATGAAGAGATAAATCCTTATCGAGTAGCTTTCCGTGAAAACAACTTACCTAACTTTTATAATGCAGTTCACTATTTTAGGAAGTGTGAGTTTGCGCATACATTTTTTGATTGGGTTGAACTGGTAACAAAGAATTGGGAGTTGTTTTATGGCAACTTTTGTAAGGAGCATTATCCGAAAGAATCTAGTATGGATATTACCACCGCAATTGTGTCACGTATTTTAGACATCGACGATGACATTTCAAACAGAGGATATTCAGCTCCCTACATAAAACATATGAAGCCTGCTCTTCAGGGCTGGGAAATAACTCCAGATAAATGGCAGAAGTATGTTGGTGTGTATCTCACAGATAATGTCCAGCTTAAAGTAGGTAACCATTTACAAACTGGTGTTTTCCACTACACCGAAAACGATTTTGTTACCACTGACATCATAAGGAAATACGAACAATGTCTGAAAAAATGATGTACGTAAAGTTCGACAAAGAAACAGGCAGCATTCTAGGAATCAAAGGTAAAGAATACCCAGGCGAAAACTCTATGCCTGTTCCTCTTGAACAAGTGCGCAAACTAATCGACGGAGAAGAACTTACTGACGACTATGAAGTAAGGTACGAGCCTAAACTCAAACGCCTCGAATTTGGGCATCGTCGAATCACTAGTGTAAAAGGCGACCATATCAATGACTTTATCTACGAAGTACCAACTAAAAACGGTAAGTCTCCGGATATACTAATTGTTCAAGATGTTAAGAATACATGCTGGAAAGTGCACATGGGTCGTGCACTAGGAGATAGCCTAAGGCAGAAAGGCGTCAGTATAAATGACACGATGATGTTGAGTATTACAGCTAAAGGCGATCCTAACGTTCTGTATAAAACTCTTTTTGTTGAACTAGGTGAAGTGGTACGCAATAACTACGTAGTACTTCCGTTTACAATGCCGTTTGAACACACAGAACAACCGATAAGTGTGTACACGTCGCGCAAGTTTGACACATACCAATTTAAGAGGATTTTTAATGACGAACAAGATTAGAGTAGTAGATCAAGACATTATATTTTTAAGCTACGATGAGCCCAACGCGGATAAAAATTACACAGATCTCTGCTCTAAGTTACCTTGGGCAAAGCGCGTACACGGTGTAAAAGGCAGCGATGCAGCACACAAAGCCTGTGCAGACATCAGCGAAACAGAATACTTTGTTACTGTAGACGCTGACAATATCATCGATCCAAACTTTTTAAATGTAGAAGTTGATCTAGACGAGCTCGGCCTTACAGATAAGCATGTTTTCAGTTGGTGCGGCAATGTTCATGTAAACGGTCTGAAGTATGGCAACGGCGGCCTCAAAATGTGGACACGAGAGTTTGTCAACGACATGAAGACTCATGAAAACTCAGACTCCAAAGATCATCGCAGTGTAGTAGAATTTTGTTTCAATGACCTTTACTATCAATTCAATGCCAACTATTGTACTAGTTACACAAATGCTAGCCCGTTCCAAGCGTGGCGTGCAGGGTTTCGTGAAGGTGTAAAGATGAGTCTTAACCAAGGCGAAAAGACTTCTGACATAAAGTCAGTATGGTGGCAAAATTACGATAGGCTGTTAGTTTGGTGTAACGTAGGAGCCGACGTTGAAAATGGGATATGGAGCATGTTAGGTGCTCGTGAAGGCGCATGGCTTACAAACTGCACAGATTGGGATTATACACAGGTGCGCGATTTTGAGTACTTGACAGATTACTGGGCAAAGAAGTCTGAAAAGATTGCTGACGCCGATGATGCTCTTGAAGAAGTAGGTTATTTTGGAATGGTTTTGCGTGAGAGTCTAGATCTTGAACTAGCAGAAATCGATGCAAACGGTTCTAGGTTCTTCAAGCAAGTTTACGAAAACACACCAAGAATTATAGGAAGAATTAAATGAGTAACCCCAATAATAGATTAATAGCTGTGACTAATGCACTAGACGAAGTTGGCCCAGGCTTTTGTTTAGCTAAATGGCAACAGGTCACTCTGCACCTTCACAGCGGTCAAACGCATAGTTGTCACCATCCGGCAGCGCATAAGATTCCTGTTGAAGAACTAGAAGACAATCCTAGTGCATTGCACAACACCAAGTTTAAGAAAAAACAAAGAAAGACTATGTTAGAGGGCGGACGCCCGAGTGAATGTGACTACTGCTGGCGTGTTGAGGATAACAACGACGACTCGTTTAGTGATCGTACTTACAAGTCGCAGGAGCCTTGGGCACTGCCGCATCTGAACGAGATTAAGTCAATGCCATGGGATCATGATGTAGTCCCTAGTTATTTAGAGATTAGCTTTAGTAGTGTTTGCAATTTCAAGTGTAGCTATTGCGGGCCACAGTTTAGTAGTAAATGGATGGACGAAATTCAGCATCACGGCGCATACAACACCAGTGTTCCGTTCAACAGCTTGTATCCGATGCAACGAGATGATACAGTGCCTATTCCTGTAAGAGAATACAATCCGTATGTAGATGCATTTTGGAAATGGTGGCCTGAGATTTCTGACAAGTTAAATCACTTTAGGATAACAGGCGGCGAGCCACTACTTTCTAAAGATACTTTTAAGATGCTGGATTATATCATAGAGAACCCGCTACCAGAGGTTGAGTTTTCTATCAATAGTAATATGTGTATTCCAGACGAACTTTTTGAAAAGTTCCTCAGCAAAGTAAAGATCATTTGCGATAACAAACTAGTCAAAAAGTTCAAGGTGTTTACTAGCGCCGAAGCATACGGAGCACAGGCAGAATATATCCGTCATGGACTGGACTACGATAAATGGTTATTCAACATTCGACGTGTTTTGACAGAAGTTCCTGAGTGTACCTTTACTTGTATGTGTACTTACAACCTATTGAGCATGATGTCGTTTGATAAGTTTCTCGAAGATATTCTGTCTATCAAGCAAGAATTTGGAAGCTCGCGGAGAGGAATCCCTATTATTCTAGATGTTCCGTATTTGAGGTATCCTCAACATCAAGCAATAAAGATTGCTCCTCCAGGATGGAATAGCAAGTATATCACTAAGCAACTAGAGTTTATACGTAATAATCTAGAAGACCCTAGCGCCCCGGCAAAAGCTAATTACGGATTTTATTCGTTTGAAGCTGACAAGTTTCAGAGGCTGCAAGAAGTGTTTTCCAACGAGAATCTAAGTCAAGAAGAACTAGATACTTTAAGAAGAGATTTTGTTATATTCGTTGACGAACATGACCGTCGACGCGGCACAGACTTTTTAGCAACTTTTCCAGAAATGGAAGATGTTTATCACGAATGGAAGTCTTTGTTAAACGCTTAGATTCTTAAAAAACTGATACAGCTTATTCTTTGAGTAAGCTGAGTTTTTCATTACATTGTAATTGTGACGTAGAATCTCTTCGTTTTTAAAACGCCATTCTATTTTCTCCTGTCTAGTTAATGTGTCTAGGTGTTTACAAACTTTATTGATACTTAGTAATAACTTTCTGTATCGAAGAGTGTCGTCTTCTTCGAAGTCAAAACTCAAATCAAACCACTCGTCGTACAGCTTGTACCCTAAGTCTTTTAGTGCATGATTGCAACCTACCTGCCCGTAGATAACAAACGGTTGAAATTTAAAGATTGGTTTAAACGTCTTCTCGCTGTAAAACAAACTAGTATTATCTAAATCATCCACCAAAGTCTCGTTAGTCAGCTGAAAAATAGTTTGATCAAAGATATGACCCCAAGGGAGTTCATCGGCCCAGTTAACGTCGAAGTTTTTATAGTCGACAATAAACGGCAGTTTATCAATCCATCGCTGTATAGAAACTTCACTGAATTTATGATTTTTACCCCATTCTTTTAGCTGCTCTATTCTTTCTTCGTCGAGGGTGTTGTGACTAATAAGAGCGTACTTTGATACGTTGTGATCACATAGCATAAAAGTTGCGTTTGTTCGTTCGTGTCGATTCACTCTACTTAAACTAGAAAAGTATCTTGACTCGAATTTCTTTTTACATAGTTCCACAGATTGTTTATAAAGTTCGTCTGCATCTAGGGGTTTACCGGTCCTCGGATGTTTTGCTTCTTTGGTGTCCGTAGTAAAATTCTCGAACGCAAGATACGAGACAACATGAATAGGCCGTTGATTAGTTCTTTCTGCCCATGCCTTTATGTTCTCCTCGTCTTTGAGGTTTCCTGAAAGGTAAATTACCATACGCGGATCTATTTTACGTATTTCACAGCTTCTGTATAAGTAATCAAATATAGAATAATCGCCGGTAGGACTAAACCCTTCTAAAGATGCATCAAAAATAAAGAACATTCTTTTCTTTTTCATAGCTTTTAAGAGCTTTTTGTTAAGATACTTGAATACGTCAGGAGCAGTACTCCAGTCTCCGTATTCTAGTTGAGCAAGTATGTAATCAAAGTTTTTTAAATGACCGAGTTCGTTGTCTGTGTTATAAAACATATCGTCGAAAATAGAATCTAACATCCTCAGACTGGTGTGGTTTTCACTCGCTTCTCTAATAAATGGGTTTTTACTGATTACATTGTTCTTTCTTTTCATCGTATATTTATTAAAGAATTTCAGACCTGGCAACTCTGAACTATTTTAGCGATAAGTATTTTGACACAAACTAGGAGCTCAAGTGAATATAGGATTTATTGGAGTAGGTAAACTCGGCATGCCATGTGCAGAGGCTATGGCAGATAAAGGTCATGCAGTTTCAGGGTATGATATTGCTAAGGTCAGTAGCGATACTGTAGACGTTGTAGACACTATAGGCGAATGTGTTGTAGACAAGGATATAGTATTTGTTGCTGTGCCTACTCCCCACGACCCTGCGTATGACGGTAGTGCTCCTTCGTCGCACCTGCCACCTAAAGACTTTAGTTACGACATAGTCAAGCAAGTACTAGTAGAAGCGAATCTAAACATGAATGCAGACCAGTTGCTCGTGTTAGTTTCTACAGTGTTGCCAGGTACCACCCGCGAACAACTTATTGATCTTGTTCCGGACACTCGCTTTGTGTACAATCCCTACTTAATTGCAATGGGCTCAGTAAAGTGGGATATGGTAAACCCAGAGATGATAATGATCGGTACTGAGGACGGCGAACGCTCGGGCGATGCAAAGCAGCTTATTGAGTTTTACAAGACTGTAATGGAAAACGAACCAAGGTACGTTGTAGGCACATGGGACGAGTGCGAGTGCATCAAAGTATTTTACAACACGTTCATCTCCACTAAGATTGGCCTTGTAAACATGATTCAGGATGTTGCACAAAAACAAGGAAACATAGACGTAGATGTAGTAACCAAAGCCTTAGCAGATTCTACTATGCGTATCATGAGTCCACAGTATATGACAGCAGGCATGGGTGACGGTGGTGGCTGTGTGCTGCCTAATTTTCTTGTTAACGTAGATGACATTGAGATGCCTATAGAAGAACTGTACCAGCAATACAACGTCGACAAAGATCAAACTAGGGTAATTAAATCGTCAAATTATGCGTGTTCTTCAGCCGAGTATAAAAAGATAGACCAGGTTACTACTAGGCAATATAAAGGGAATATGTATAGATTTATAGTTGGTAGCAGTGAACTAATAACCACTAATGATCATTTAATACCAGTGTTGCGAGATAACACTAGACTAGTAGTAAGAGCAGAAGATATACTAGAAACAGACAAGTTGTATATGTTGGACAATTGAGGCATTTGTTATGTTCAAATATACTGTTAAATATTAGTATGATTATAGAAGAATATGTTTTAAGAGTAAAGGAAAAATCTAAACAAAACAAGACTGGTTATCGAGAAGTTAATAAACTATATCTAAAATTAACGTGCGACAACTGCAACAAGATACATTCTCGCTTAAAAAGCCATTATATTAAGATGATGAAAAACGAATGGTTTAACAAAGATTATTGTAATACTTGTTGGCAACCGCTACTTTCTTCCAGGCCAGGTATAAAAGAAAAAGTGACGCAAGGAGTAAGAACTGCGTATGCTACTCGAGGTAACGAGATAAAAAAGAAGATATCTGAAAAACTAAAAGGTATGAATTTAGGCAATAACAACGGCATGAAACGCCCTGAGATTAGAGAAAAGGTTTCAAAAACTAGGTCTAAGCTCATGGAAGATAAGACATTTCGTTCTAAGTTTAAACAAGGTTCAATCGATGCCTGGGCAAGAGGATGTTATGATAATGCTAATACTTCTGGACGAGCTAACTGGCATACTTATATACATAGTAACGGAACTGCGTACAAAGTTCAAGGACGGTACGAGTTAAAATTTATCGAGTATCTCGATAATAATAATCTAAGATTTGAATGTCACAAGGGAAAGATACCGTATGTAGCTGATGACGGACTAACTCACCATTATTTTCCTGATTTTTATGTGTACGAATGGCAATCTTACGTCGACCCTAAAGCAACACACTGGTATAGAATACAAAAAAGAAAGTTTGAGCTGATGGCCGAGCAGCATCCGGACTTAAACTTACGCATACTCTTAGAAAGAGATCTAAAAGCCTTAGGAATTAAGTTATGAAAAAAAGCATTGACAGAATAGAGTCTTTTTATTACCAAGGTCCGGTATACAACGTAGAAGTTGAGCCAAATCATCCAACGAAAGACGACCAGTACTTCCTACAAAGTGATACTGGTATAGTAGTACACAATTGTCACCCGAGAGACAATATTGCCCTGCGTTATATGGCAGAAAAGCTAGACCTAGGATATGACTTGTTTGATGCAGTAATGACGTCGAGGGAGTCGCAGGCTGAAAACTTAGCAACTAAACTAGTCGATCTAGCTAGAGAAAACAATATGCCTCTATACATCCATGGTAAGGCATATAAACCTAAAGTACCTTACGTTGATGGGAGCTATAGCTTATTAGTAGGCTACTACTGTGAAAAGGCCGGCATACCACCGATTTATATAGATCCTTATACAGGCGACGATTATCAGCCCGAGCGTCCGGGCGTGTTTCTAATGGCGCACTCAGCAGCAATTACGTATGAATACACAGGGCAATCGACCAAGGACGAGTTATATTGCTCGATACCGCCGTTTAGCATCGTAGTAGATCCCTGGAGGAAGCTGACTTCGAGCGTAAGCGAAGTTATATATTATGGAAACACGAGGTTTTAATGACCAGCGATATTATCTTTGTTGGTCCTGAGAACGACCAATGGAAAAAACTTAAAGAAAAGTATCCTACTGCTAAAAGAGCCGATGATTTTGCCAAAGCACAAAACAAGTCAATGACTAAAATGTTTTGGGTTGTATGGAATGATATAAACGTTTGTGACAACTTTGACTTCTCATTGCAACCGGACGAATGGAGCAAGGAGTATGTTCATGTTTTTAAAAACGGTGAGTATTACGATGGCATAGTGTTATGTCCGAAAAGAATCAAGCTCAATCGTCGAGAATTAGAATATCGGTTCTTTATTAAAAAGAAAGAAGTTGACGAAATAGCCAGCCGTCCTAAGCCATTTGACATTGTGTTTATTTCGTACAAAGAGTCTAACGCAGACGAAAACTACGAACGGTTGCTAAAAATTGCACCTCGTGCAAAGCGTGTGCACGGCGTTAAGGGCATTCATCAGGCGCACATTGAAGCAGCTAACCTATGTGACACTGAGATGTTTTGGGTAGTCGATGGCGACGCAGAAATTGTCGACGATTTTAACTTTGATTATCAAGTGCCTAGGTGGGAACACGATTGCGTACATGTTTGGCGAAGTAAAAATCCTGTAAATGACTTGACTTATGGTTACGGAGGTGTTAAACTATTACCCTCAGAGCTGACAAAACGAGTAGACGTAGAGTCAGCAGATATGACAACTAGTATTAGCAACAAATTTAAAGCAGTTGAGGAGGTGTCAAATGTAACACGTTTCGATACAGATGAGTTTTCAACTTGGCGAAGTGCTTTTAGAGAATGTGCAAAACTAGCAAGTAAAAACATTAGAGGACAAATTGATGAAGAAACAGAAGCAAGACTCGAGACCTGGTGTAGCCGAAGCAATGGTAATAGTCTATATGGCAGGTTTGCGCGAGCAGGCGCTATACACGGTCGTGAATTTGGGCTTTCTATTGAGTCTAGCGTTCAGTTGGGCAAGATAAACGATTACGACTGGCTGTACGCAAGGTTCCTGGAGGACAATAGTGCAGCCAGTTAAAGACATACGCACTCTACATTTAGAGTTAACAGACAAATGTCAAGCACAGTGCCCGATGTGCGCTAGAAACTTTCATGGCGGAGCTACTCGTTCGTTTATACGCAACGGTGATATCTCACTTGACGTTTTTAAAGCATGGTTCCCTCCTAGCTTCCTATCTCAGCTCGACAATGTTTACAGTTGCGGAAACTACGGTGATCCTGCTTTTGCTCGTGATTGTTTAGAAATATTCGGATACATTAGAGAATGCAATCCGACAGTTCGGCTAGCCATTCATACAAACGGAGGAATGCGTTCTACTGAATGGTGGGCAAAACTGGCCAACGTATTAGGAACTCAATCAAACAGTGAAGTAGTATTTGCTGTTGACGGATTTGCAGGGAAGCACGAGTTATACCGACGTAACACTAAGTTTGAAAAAGTTATCGAAAACATGGTTGCATACGTGCAAGCAGGCGGCACTGCGAAAGTTGACAGTTTAGTTTTTGAACATAACGAGCATGAAACTAAAGAGCTTGAGACTTACTTGTATGACAGAGGTGTTAGTCAAGTAAACTTTGTCAGCACCAAACGCTTCTATGAAATGTCAGAGTTCGAAGTGCAAAACTTGGATGGTTCTCATGCATACAGTATTAAGCCTGCACAGTTGCCCGAGTTTAAGCAGACTCCGAACAAAGAAATTGATAAGTTATTAGACAACGACTTCAGAAGAAACGTAGCGGCCCAGAGCGTAATAGATCCGCAATGTGAAACAGAGCAAGGGATATATGTAGATCCGTACGGCAATATATTTCCTTGCTGTTGGATAGGCGGCGACTATCTCGAGCAGCCAGTGGAAGAAAATTTGCCCATTCATAAGCTGCGTAACATTGCTGTTCAGCGTTCAAAAGAAATGCTTGAAGATATAGGCATTCCTAACTGTAATGACGGTGTGTTACACACGCAAAATGTATTATGGCAAAAGATAGAAGATCACTGGCAGGGCGAAAATAAGTGCCTCACTTGCGCAAGACAATGTTCGTCGGCAATTTATGATGGTGGTAAGAAATGACAAACTATAACAGTATTCCGTTCAAAGACATTACTAGTTTCGGACAACAAACTCTTCTCGATAACGACTTGTTTTCTGTGTCTTGGATATTAGCGCGATTCTGCAATTACGAGTGTTCTTACTGCTGGCCCTATGCTCGTACAAGTATTCCGGACCATCGCCCGTTAGAAGTTTATAAGCAGACTATTGACGAGATAAAACGCCAGGCAAGAGCTAACGGTTTTACAGACTTTCACTTTTCTTTCTCAGGCGGCGAACCTACAGCGTATAAACATTTCGGCGAGTTAATAGATCATTACGCAAACGACAAATTGCCGGAATACCAAAGTATTCACATGACTACTAATATGTCACCAGGAAGTAAATGGTGGAATAAGTGGTTAGACTCTACAGATAAACTAGACCGTCGATCAATTACAGCTAGCTTTCACGGTGAGTTTGCAAACGAACAAGAGTTTGGCGATAAATGCTTGCAGTTACAGCGAGCAGGTGTGTATGTCACAATCAATCAGGTAATGGTGCCTGAGTTGTTTGAAGAGTACTACGAACGGTGCAAGCGTTTTGCGAATCGTGGCATAAACGTCACGTTAAAGCCTCAGAGCGACCCTACAGCAAGTTTTGTTGTATCAGGGTATACTGACCGGCAAAAAGAACTTCTCCGAATTGGGTTCCCACAAAAGTATGACGGAGAAGTAGTGCCGCAAGTTAGGCTAGAGGATGACCAAGGAAATAAGTATTATATAGATCAAGCAGAACGGTTTAACGCATTTGGGTTTAACAAGTTTCAGGGCTGGAACTGTAACGCAGGGTTTCAGAGTTGCATTATTAGAGAGCCCGGCGGCGAAATAAAACGTTCGTATAGCTGTCATGACGCACCACTTGGTACAATCGACCAAGGTTTTGATTTGTTCAAAGGTGCAATGCCCTGTGTTACGCCGACCTGTGTTAGCTCTGCTGATTCAAAGATACCCAAGGTAAAAAATGTCACAAAGTTGCTTTGACATAGTATTATGGTACGATTCTGATATTGGTAACTGTTCCTTGACAAGTTACGCATATTCTGAACGACTGCTTAAAGAAAAGTTAGATCTCAATGAGATCAATTATTGTCTTAAGAAAACTACAGATGCAGTCGACTACGATGATCTAAATGTCTATGTAATTGAACTAAAAGAAGTAGAACAAGACGTAAATGTATTCAAGGAAATACCCGAAGTAACAAAGCAGATGATCAGAGATGGCGTTTCGTTATTGCTTAATTTCGGTAAAGAAGGATTTGATGCCGGCGATTGGTTGTTACGTATTTACAATTACCTGAAGAAAGAGAACCTGCTGCCAGCAGATGTTTACCTTGTGTTTTCGGATCTAGACTTCCAATATAACTATCAAAGGTTTTTGACAGACAACGGAATCGATGATTTTTTTACTCGAATAATCAACTTTGATTATTTTAAAGGAGAGTATTACGATACACTTGTTGACATATCAACAGACGTTTCTGAGTATAAGAAGATTTCTGTCGATAGCAAAGATAAAAACTTTTTATTCTATAATGGCAAAGTTCGTATTTCAAGAGTATACGCTGTAAGTGAACTTGATAGGATGGAATTGCTAGATCATAGCTTAGTAAGTTTTGTGTTCGATACTTATATGCAGTCTGCGAACAGTATAGACGGTTGTATTAACACGCTTGCCGATCTAGGCATTGATACAGCTTATGCTCGAAACTTTTTCAAAAACAGGACGCCTATGATTTTAGACAAATATCCTAGTGACTTCTCGTTTCAGAATCAAAACCAGGTTGTCCAGAGTCACTATGATAGAACTTTTTTCAGCATAGTAAGCGAAATGTCGATGACAACACGATTTGTAACTGAAAAGACATACAAGCCGATATTTAATCAACATCCTTTTATATTAATTGCTGCACCCGGCATGTTATCATATCTGAAAGGACAAGGATACGAAACGTTTCCTGAACTGTTTGATGAATCGTACGACAGCATCGAAGATCATTTCGAACGAGTAAAAGCAGTGCTTGAACAGATAAGAAACTTCTGTAACTTGTCCAGCAACGAAAAGATAAAAAGGTTTGAATCAGTAAAGAACAAGCTAATACACAACAGAAAGAATTATATTCTTCAAGCTCAAACCACAAAAGCAAATGACATATTATCAATATTTGAGGTTATAAATGAAAGTAGAACTAGAAGACGTCCTGTTTTGGATGGACGCTATACGCAACTCGCTAGACAAGTACAGAACTCTTGAAAGTTTCTGGAAGGGACAGATACGCTCTAAAGTTTGGCTAGTAGAACAGTTACAACCTTTGCAGATGAACGATCAAACCACTATCTCTATCCACGGTGGCTGGCACGGTGTCCTTGCTAGTTTGTTGTTCAACAGTAACCTAAAGATTGACAAAATAGTTTCGTTTGATATCGATCCTAAGTGCGAGGAAATTGCCAACACAATAAATAAACGGCAAGAGATGCAAGGAAGATTTCAAGCAGTTACGGGTGACTGCACTAAGCAACTTTATCGCAGCGACATCACCATCAACACAATCTGCGAGCACCTTACCCAAGAACAATATGACCGATGGTTGAATTTAGTAGACAAAGATTCTCTCGTTGTACTTCAGGGTAATAACTACTTTGAATGTGACGAACATGTTCGTTGCGCTGAAACATTAGAAGAGTTTGAAAAACAGTCAAATGTACTACCTGTGTTCAAAGGATCGTTTAATACGCCAAAGTATACGAGATTTATGATCATTGGATATAAGAATATTATTTAAGTTCAGAACTAGGAGAACAAATGAAAGTATCAAAAATTCCAGGACTTGGCAGTTACGGTATATTCATCGACGGTGTAGATTTTGATCACCTAACAGATGACGAATGGATGGAGATTGGCAAACTGCAAATGGACAACCTTGTTACAATTCTAAGAGATTGTAATCTGGGATGGGAAAAGCAAACAGATCGAGTTTTGCGTTGGGGCGATACACGCTACGGAATACGCTATAATATCTTGAAGAAGTATCCTGGCATGACGTGGACACAGGTTGTCAAAGCATCGATAGCAGACAGTCCTGAAATCGAAGACGTTGATAAGTTACGTCTGCAGAGCATTGCAAGAATGCAGGAGCATAGTCCGGAAGGCAAACACGTTATGCGAGTGAGCGGACGTCGTGATGAAAACGGCAATGCCCTGGGCATGTTCGCAGAAGGCGAGCTATTATGGCACTCAAACGAAAGCGGCAACTTAGCATTCACGCCAGGTGTTAGTTTATTAGGTTCTGAGAACATGATCGGGTCTTCAACCGGCTTTTTAACTACGCCAGATTACTACGAAAACGTATCGGAAAGGTTTCGCTCTGAGCTCGACGAGATGGTGCTGATCCATAAGTTTACACCAGGCAAGATCAACCCAGGGTTGCGTATGGAGCAGGACGAAGTAATGCACAGTAATATGTGTCCTACAGATGGCGTTGAGATTCCAATGGTAATTCAAAGCCCGGGCGGTATCAAAGGACTGCACTATTCTATAAACACAATCTACAGCATCAAAGGTATGTCAGAGGAAGACAGTCAGAAAGTGTTTGATGAGATCAACAAAGAATTGTTTGTTGACAAATATATCTACGATCACGAATACAAAAGCAACAATGACCTATTGATGTTTGATAACTCGATTACTCTGCACAGAAGGTTAGGTGATATTAAGGATCGTTTGTGCTATCGTATCCAGCATGACTATTCTAACCTACAGGACGGTTTTTGGCAGCCTTACTTACAAGAGCCTTACCAAAGTAGGTACGAAGAGATCATCACAGACTTTGTAGATACAGCAAATATTCAGAACTTTAAGTTACCATCTACCGGCTGATTCTAGCTGTTCTAAGAACAGGGACTGATTAAAGCGCCACACAGTTTGGTCAGTTCCTCGATAGTTTACTTCCTTT